ACAACGTATGCGAAATCCGAAAGACCAGTGAAATACTGGATGAGCCTGCGGAAATGAGAACTTGCGCCATAAATGTATGTAACAGCCTTACGCAGTTGCTTCTCATATGTGTACGGGTTTGTAAGGTACTCCGTGATATTGTCCTTGGAATACAGCGAGAACGTCGGAGCACTGGTGTTGTTGTTCAAATCTCTCGTGATAAGACGATTCAAAACTGCAAATCGCTGAGAGATACCAATCATCCCGTCAACATTAGTTTTCTTGGTTTGTTTGCCCACTCAGATATCACCTACCTTTCTTATTTGAGTTTCGGAGGCTTAAACATGAATATATCATTCGCATTAAAGTCTGCCGTTTTTGTGCGCCCATATTTGCTTTCAAGCTGCAGGGCGACATAGTAGTTATAGCTCAAGCTGGAATAGCGGTCTTTGCGCATCCCAGACTTTTCATAGACTCGAACACGACCACCGGACTCCTCGTGTTGAAGCTTGACAAGCTCATCAATCAATAAGGTCGTGTGTACATATGGTTTCTGAAGCGTCACCTTTTCCAACGGTGAGAGGGAGTTGTACCCCTTGATGTCGGACAGAAGCGCTTCGCCGTCATACTCAGTAATGAGTAACCGGATTTTGCTGCTACGGAAGCCCTCACGCAAAAGCACCGCGCATTCAGAGTTCAGCATTGGAGAACCCTTGATTGCCCAAATGACCTTATCGGCGCCTTTGGTTGTGCATCTGTCAGCCATTTCCTGATTGTTGCAACAGGACAATGCGGGATAAACTTCTCCGGTGTCTGGGTCAACCATGTCTCGGACAAGAGCATCGTAAACACCAAGACCAAGACCTGTACAGTCAAGCACGATGTAATCGCAAGAATACTCATCGTACAATTTGCGTATCACCAAAGCTTGGTCTTCGGTGTGCATACCCTCAAAGGTGTCACCGTACACAATGTTGCTCATAAATCGTCCGGTTTTGGTCGGAAGCATTTGGTTGATAAACACAGCAGAGGCGTCGTTATTATGCTTCTTACTGCTCATCAGAGCAATATCCGCAGACAAGATGCGGCGTTCGCCATTTTGCTTTGGTGGAATTTTTACCTTTTGGCTGTTGCCAAGAAGGGCGGTCAGTTTATCCGGTAGCATCGGGTAATTGATACGGCGGTTCTTTGATATGGAGTCAAAATCAAAGAATGAGCCGTCCTCTGCGCCAAACCACATGGCTTCCATTTCCATACTCCATTTGATTTCATTAAAGTCGCTTTCGAGCATATCGCTTTCAACGTCTTCGGGGAAAAGGAGTCCCTCTTGAATGGAGAGTTGATACGGGAAGCCGCACACAAAATCTGTCTTAGAATCATCAAGCATCAGCTTAAATGTATCCAGCATTTTGTTGTATGACCAATGGTCTTTGAAGTAAGCAGAGGATAAGAAACAGGACTTGTTTGGCTCCTTAGCGTACTCAGCTTTACGCTCAGCCGGGGTCAAATCTCTGTAGGGAGGCATTCGACGACTTGTCAGGAACTTCTTCAAGACGGTGTCGATGGTATCTTTCTTAACCATTCTGAACTCGTCCACAATCAAGATGTTCGCACGGTTGCTTCGAGCATTATCTGAAGCCGTAACGACCTTGATATAACTGGAGTTCTTGAACATTATTTTTGCGTCCTGCCCAGAAAACTTTGTGTCACCCATATCAATCTCATTTCTAAGATTAGGGGATACAGGCATCAGTTCTGTTTGAATCTTTTCCAGCACGTTAATACTCTGACCGCGTGTGCCAGATGTAATGACGACTTTTGTGCCGGGGTATAAGATGCAGCGAATGACTACGAAAATGGCGATAAGGAATGATTTACCCATTCCTCGGGCAGCAATCCACAGGAACGTTCGGCTCCTGTCCATCATTACAAGAAGAGCAGTCTGGAACCATTTCAGAAAATCAAGTTGCAAATACTCTTCGACAAAGATGTCGATGTTCTCGCGGTAATAGCTGCCCCAAATCGCCATGCCCTCGATAACACGAGAGCGTCTGCTTTGATTTGGTGACGCCATTACATATCACCGCTGGATTGAGGACTGCCAAAGATATCATTCAACAAGGAGTCGTCATCCTCTTCGTCGTACTCTGGGTGTTTAACACGAAGCTCGTCCATTGCGTCTTCGTACATCTTGCAATAACTGTTGCGCAAGCCGACCATTTTGCAAGCGTGACCAAGATACCACGTTGTGATATTCTTAATCGTTCCACGGATATCGCGCTTTTCCTTTGGCGTTTCAGGAAGAGGTCTGCTGTACTCCCATTTCTGGATACCAACACCGAGCGGCATCTTATCGAGTTCAGCGTCTACATCGTTCTTTTTCTGCGCCGGTTTTAAGTTCATACTGCCAAGCAGAGAATTAAGCGCGTTAACGTTCTTATCAATTGGTTTGCCCTGTGCACTGTCGCGTGCAATAATGGATTCGAGCAAGCAAATCTGTCGGTACAACGCACGCTCACTCGGGTCAACAACCTGCCTGTCGCCAGTCCAATCCTTGTAGCGACGCTCCAGCTCAAGGTAAAAGTCTGGAGTATAACCGGCACCCCAGAAATCAACAAGAGCTTGGTCAACGTCTGCCTCGGCAGTGTCTTCCGGCTGTGCGATATATGAAGCAGTGGGAGTCTCTTCTGGTTCAAGCAACGCCTCTTCATCAAGCGTATCGTCAAAGGTTTTGTCAATATAGCGAATGATGTTGGTCTTTCCGATATAATTGCGAACCCGAGAGTGAACGCCAGCCGTGCGTTCAACCATTGCGTAGATGTCTTCGTTCCAATAAAGGTCGAGCTTCATGCACATACGCTTCATAGCCGCCTTGTCATCGCCGAGCATTGCACGATACTGTTCGTACATATCCTCAACGCAATCATTGCACATTGGCAAAAAGCCAGAGCCACGATACATGGGGCTATGACTCACTGGGAAGTAGCCCTTTTTCCGGCTGTATGATGTGCCGCATCTGCAACAGTAAAACTTTTGGGAAGTCTGAATGGTCATCGAATCATCAACGGTCTTCTCAAGCTTCTTACGTCTTGGAGCCTCAGCCATTTACCTCAGCCCCCTTTTGGTGCTATCTTCCCACAGCTTGACAGCCAAGCGCATTTTGTTGCCGGGATAGAATCGTGGAATCCAATGCGCAGGTACATCGACTTTTTCGCCAGTCTGCGGGTTCGGACAACTGCGAGCCTTGCGCTCTAAGATGTCAAAGCAACCGAAGTTATGGATGGAAACGGTGTCTCCGTTTCCGAGATTGTAAAGAATAATGTCAGTGAAATCATCAACGATACTTGTCGCGGCTTTCTTCGTATAACCATGCTTGTCCACAAGCTGTTGAATCAAATCGACCCTTTTAATATCCATCCTTTATACCGTCCTTTCTGTTACAGGTCTGCCAGAGACTTTTGAGCATCAGAACGAATTTCTCCATTTTCATCAAAATACTGAGAAATTTGTTCCTCGGCACTCAGGTCTTTATAGACACGAACCATGTCGGCAGACTCCCATCCGACGATATCTTGGATAACATTATCGGGCAGTCCGAGTTTGGCAAGATGCGTTGTGAAGTAATGTCTCAAACTATGCCAGTAGAAATCCTCACCAGTCATGCGGCTGAATGTGTTAGCCCAGCTATTGAGTGTGGTATCGCTCATCTGCTCACTTGTAGTTCCGGCGGGGAAAAGCCACTCACACTCGATGCCGAGCTTTTGGCGCTCTGCCATCCACGCATCGAAGTATGGTTTGAACTTTTTCGCAAGAGTATAGCAGTAGATGTACTTGCCAAGACCGAACCCTTTCGTTTGAATAGGTTCGCTGGTCTTATACAGCGCACCACCGCACACGAGGTTTTCATCTTTGAAGTCATCCACTTTGAATCGACACAGCTCTGCTTTACGGCGACCACTGCACATTGCAAGAGCAACGGCGCACGCTTTTTTGTTTTGACCGGATGCCAGCAAATCATCAAGGAGTTTGTCCAAAGCCTCGTCGCTCCAGACTGTTTTCTTCCTTACCTGCTGCATAGCTGGATTCTCAATTTTTCGAACTGTCGAACGGAAGTCCTTAAACTCATCTTCGTCATCGAGAATGTTCTCGACATAGTTCGACAAAGAAGAAATCGCAGACTTCAAGCGGCGAACACGAGCTGGTGAGTTCCCATTCTCGTTAATAAGCCAATGCTGATACGCAGCATAATCGCGCTTAGAAATTTTGGGGAAGAACTTGTTCCCGTTGTTCTGCAAATTCCATACCCAGAAAATATCAATGTCATTGGAGTATCCAGCGATAGTCTTGGGGCTACGCTGAACAGATTGCAGATATGCAATGAAGTCTTGCTTCAAACGAACATTGTCTGGGTTGACCTGACTCAAAAGCTCAGGGCTTGTGATTTCGTTCTGCTTCGTTTTTCGGGGCATACAAGCCACCTCGCTTTCTGTAGAATTAAAATTGGTTGCGGGCATCGGAGTTGAACCGATTCCTCAAGGTTTATGAGACCTGCGACTTAACCGTTTGTCCTGTCCGCAATATGGTGGGAGAGGTTGGATTTGAACCAACGCAGCCCGAAGGCGGCAGATTTACAGTCTGCTGTAATTGACCGCTCTACCACTCTCCCAAGTAGTGGTGATGCGTAAGGGGGTCGAACCCTTAAATTCCGCCGTGAAAGGGCGGTGACTCTACCAATTCGTCCAACGCACCTCATGGGGTGGTGATGCCAGTGAGATTTGAACTCACAACCTCCTGCTTGAGAGGCAGGTGACTTAGCCGATTCGTCGATGGCACCAAATGGTGTTTAGACGGAAACGCATAGAACACGTTCAATAAGCATTTCTTTTTCGAATCTTACTCCGCATGATTGACCATTCTTTGCTGGTTCGTATCTTATTGCGACACTTCTGAGAGGCTCTTCGGGAACTTTTAAGAGGTAAACACAATCCCGCTGCAAACTATATAGTGCAAAGTAATCAACCTCGCTACTCGTGTATTTATGAGCCGAGCCGTTTTTGCAATGTCTCGTTGACGAAACCAAACTAAAAGTAACCTGACCGTCTTTACTTCCAACGGAAGTTTTAACTTGGATTTTCTGCAACTTGCCGTCAAATTCAGCAATCATATCAGCCCGTTCGTTATCTCCGAATGGGATATATACAGGGATTCCCAGCTCAACGAACTTTGCAAGAACTTTTGCCTCGCCGATATTCCCGATTCTTTTTGTGTTGATACGAAACACCTACTTCCTGCAAGAATGTATAAAGGGCTGCTCCAAGCAAGGAGCAGCCCGAAGTGTTTATTTACTGGAGCGGAATCCCGTAAGAACAGCGAATACCGTCTGTGTCACAGACGCAAACCAACTGTTCTGCCTTACCGAAAATTCGCTTTTGGACGCAATAATCGTCCATACCAAGGAAACTGCCAGCCATGACGGTTTTGACACCTTGGACTTCATCAATCTTGTTGTGATGCAAGTGACCGGAGAGCACGGCATATAACGGGACTCGTGCCATTGTCTGCAATGTTTGAACCTTGCCTGCAGAGCCGTCAAAATCCCCGTGAACACCACAATACACTTTCCCGCGAATGTTAATCAGATACATGGTGCTATCAATCTTGACAGCATCGCTTGTTGTCCCGATAATCACATTCTCGAAATTTTGGAGACGGGCACCAAGGTACCATTCAACAATATCGTCCAGCCGTTCACTGAGCAGCGCATCATCCTTGTTTGGCGTAATGCGGCTATGATTACCTGCAACGCTCACAAATGTGACTGTGGAGAAATGCTTGCTAAGTTCAGCAACAAATTCTGCAATCAACTCAGAGACGCCTTTGATTTGTTCAATCACATTCTCTTTGTTCGTAATAGCGATGGATTGATGGATATTTCCACTGATAGCATCGCCGTTCGACCAGACAATGCAGTTCTCACTTCCATGCATTTCGCCAATAGCAATGATTCTGTCTAAGTAATGGCACATCATCTCGCGGCAGATATCAGAGTTATATGTATTCCAATGGTTATCGACATTCGCTCCATAGTGGATATCATTCAAGCTAACCAGAAGGTCGTTATCGGACGGCTGGATATGGCATGGCTCGTATTCAAGTTGTGGCAAATTGCCGCTCTTTACTGCGTCCACAAGAATCTCATTCAACTCTTCTTGCCGGGAACGCTCACGAATCAGCTTGTTAAAAGCATTGCGTTGGTCAAAGAACTTTTGACGTTCTTTGAGCAGCTCAATGCGTTTGCTATCCAATGCAGACAATGCGTCCGTGTCCTGAATAGTAGCTTCGCCATCCCGCTCGATGGCTTCGATGATGGCTTTCATGCCATACATTCTTTTGCGGACTTCGCTTGAGTTAAAACAGTTGCCATCACCAAACAGACGCTCACTCAGTTCTGCGTAATCATCGTCAATGGTGCGGTCAACCAGCTTACCAATTACGATGTCGCGCATCTCTTTATAGCTCGCTGTGCTGGCTATGGTTTACACTCCCTTTCGTTTGTCGTGAACACGCTCCAGTC